CGGTGGGAGCCATCAAGTCGCCAAGAGGGCGGTCCCATGTGGCGTTTGGCGCGAGCCCGCCTTGGCCGAGGGCTTTGCCAAGTTCCCGCTGAGCTTCTGCAATTTCGGCCTTGGTTAGGCCGGGCGTGCGACCTGTCGCGGCGGCAATGAGACCTGGGTCGATTGGCGCAGCGCCGCGCGTCCGGTCGCCAAAAGCGCCAATGGCTTCTTGCATTGCGAGGTTGCGGCCAGCTCCGGTTTGCGCAAACGCTGATGTTGCGCGTGCAGCAGCTTCCCGAGCAGTTGGGCTCATCGGGCTGTAAGTCTCTCCCGTGATGGGGTCGACGTTCTTGTAGCTGGCGAAGCGCTTGTCTTGAGTAAGGCCCTGAGAGTTAAGAGCGTTCTCGACAAAGTCAGCCTCTTGTTGGCGGGCTCGTGAAATGTTTGCGAGGTTCTCGGGTCGAGCCTGCGGACGCGGCGAAGAAGTAGGCGCACTTGAGCCGCCGCCGCCAGGGCCGCCGCCAGCGCCTTCACCGCAGCGGGCTATCTCTTTAAGGCCGATGCGGTTCAACATGGTCGCCCCTTCCCGCGCTATTTGGTTTTCATGTGGAACACATATCCGACGTGCTCATAGCCCATATTTTCGCAGAACTTCAGCCAGCGGTCGTCCTTGCCGCTTTGGGAAGTGGCGAAGGAGATGCAGGACACATCTTGGTCCTGCGCCCACTTGTGGAAAGCCTTCATCAGGCGGACTGCCGCCATGCCCCCGCGCGCCTCGGGCTCAATGAAAAATCCGTTCTGGATAGCAATGAGGTCGTGGCCGAAGTAGTGGCGGTCGAGGTAGCCGAGGATGGCACCAACGACTTGGCCGTCCTTGACGTAGACGAAGCCAGTCGCGTCAGGGCTGACTGTGAACTTCTTGATGTGCGAGGCCAGCTTGGCGGGGTCGAAGTTGTAGTCGGCGTAGATGCCAAGTCGGTGCATGCTGTCGCCCAGCCGAACTAGGCTGGGGATGTCGGTGGTCTTGATCGCTCGGATCATAAGATCACACGAACATGATGTTGCCGAAACCCGTGCGCCGACGCTGGCTGTCCATCTGGTTCACAGAGCGCGAGAAGGTGCCGCCGTCCTGTGTGACATCTGCGAAAGAGGTCCGCCCAGTGTATCGGTCTTTGGTCGGCTGTAGGTAGTTGATGCCGGGAGGTGCACCCTGCGGCGTCATGGGCGCGACAGGCAAATTCTGCGGCAGGGTAGCCGAGACATTGGGGCGCTCAGACGGAGACAGAGGAAGCGGAGCTGGCAAGTCGGAAATAGAGCTGGGCGCGTTGGGGTCGAAGTTGAGGGGGCGAATGTTTACCTGATTGGGAACCAGTGACGCGCCCGCCATGCCGCCGAGAGCTGCGCCCGTGAGGCCAGCCTTTGAGAAGCTGCCCCCGAAGTTGGAGAGCGCATCGCGGACGGTGGCAGATGCGGCGCGAGGTTCCACTGTGGTGGGCGTTGGCTTGGCACCTGGCGCTGGTGTTGGGAGTGGCTTCATGAAGTCACCAATGAAGTCGCCAGCTGCATAGCCGAGGCCCGAGCCAGCGCCCGCTGCGAGCGCCTGCTTGGTGCTGGCACCCGAGAGCTTGGCGAGCGCGGCCGACCCGAGGCCAGACGCCAGGGATTGGCCCAGACGGCTGGACGATGCCCAGTCGAGAAGGCTAGTCAGGAAAAACTCCTGCGCGCCGGTCTGCGGGTTGTAGGAGCCATCGGGTGAGCCGACAACGAAGCGCGATGGGTTCGCACCGGACTGCTGGATCGCGGCCAAGGCTGCTTCGACTAGGTCGGGGAATCGCTTCTGGACTTCGACAGGGATCACAATCTCGCCGCTCTGGGCGTAAGTGACGGTGTCATCCCCGCCCCGCATTGCGGAACGGTGCTGCTCCATGGCTTGCATGCCCATGCGGGTAGGGATTTGGTCAATCATCAGACGTTCACCGTGGCTGCTGCGATTCCGACTTCGAGAGACTGGCCTGACGCGTTGTTCGTAACGATGATCTCGATGCGACGGCTCACGTTGGTGGCAACGATCTCGATGACCGTGTTCAGCGCCTGCTGCTGCACAGTCGTGTTGACCGCAAAGGTCGGACCAACTGCGACCCCATCGACCGAGAGCTGGATGGTGCAGGTGCCAGCGTTGGTGCGGAAAGACAGGCCGTCGATGCGCAGCGTCTGCTTGTAGATGCGCGTGACGAAGTAGGTCTTGTTGGCGATGGCGGCAGCGTTGTCTTCCCAGACCGAGAAGAACGGGATCGAGATTGTGGCGAAAGTCTCTGGCAGCTGGCTGACCGGCAGCTTGCCTGCCGTGTCCAGCGTTGCCACGCCATTTGCTGAGCCCATGAAGGTCTTTGGCACGAGTGCTGAGAAGTCGATGTCGCCGTATTCGAGCGCGGTGCCCGTTCCATTGACGCGGACATACTGGCCAGCGTTTGACTGGATGAAGGTGGGCAGAGAAGACTCGGGTGAGGTCTCTAGCCACTGGGTGCCGTCGTAGAATTTCAGGATGGCAGGTGCGCGTGAGATGTCGAGCCAGAGGTCGGCGGTTGCTGGGGTGACAGGTGAGCTCGAAGAGATCACGATGTTGGCTTTTGCAGCCAAGCTGACTGCCAGCTGGGATACCTTGTTCTGGGGGATTTGGTTGTTGGCGACGCTGATCCTGTCGAATCGGATGAAGCCGTTGGCGTCGGTGTATTCGTCCTCGAACATGAGGCCGCCAACGCTCTGAACCGCTTGGTTCTCGACGGTGAGGATCGTGACCTTGTCGCCAGAGGACAGGCCCTGCTGGTCGAGGAAGGTCACGGTGTTGGTGGATGGCGAGGTCAGGTAGTCGGCGTCACCGCCCTCTTCCTGAAGGATACCGTTGCGCCAGACCAAGACCTTTTCGTCGGCGGTGTGGACGAAGGGCACCGAGGAGGTCGGCGACGCGATCTCGATGTCGACGCGGCGGAAGTTCGTAACCGACTGAGAGCGCACGGAGTAGACGCTGATCTTGTCGCCGAGCTGCGGGGTGGTGGCCAGCGTGATGGTGTTGGCGGTCGGGTTCGTGGCGTATTCCGAGGAGCCGACCGAGGTGATCTCGGAGAGCAGGATGCCGTTCTTGTAGACCACGATGGTGTCGGTGTCGGGGTCAAAGGTGTAGGGGACCACGCGAGACGCAATGGTGATGGCAGCCAGACTTGCGGTGGCAACAGCAAGTGTTCCGCCGTTGCCAGCGGGGGGCGTGATGGAGATCGAAGGCGCGGTTAGGTAGCCTGAGCCTGGAGTCAGGACCGTGATCGACGTGACCACGCCGCTCGTGACGACGGCGGTCGCTGTAGGGCGGACGCCATTCGAGTCGTTGGGGGCACTGAAGGTGACGGTCGGAGCGGTGGTGTAGGCAGAGCCGCCATTGGTGACGGTGATCGAGGCGACGCCAGTCGAGATAACCTTGTCAGTGCGGTTGTAGAACAGGGGGCCTTCGATGGTCCCGACGTTCGAGCCCGACGGGCCGCGCAACTGGGAGAGGCTGACCAAGTCCTGCCAACCAACGTCGTCTGAGGCATACATGCCGACGCGGAACTGGAGGCCGGAGTTGGGGTCGACCCGCATCTGGATCGGGCCTTGGAAAACACCCTCCTCGTCGAACAGGATCGAGAAGAGCTCGCCGACCGTCTTGTTGCCGAGTTCCGCTGCGTTGATGTAGCGGATCACGTTCTCGAAGTCGGTGTGGATGTTGCCAGAGTTCACATAGTTCTGGGGGTGCTGCTGCCGAAGTCGTGCCATTTTATGTCCTCACAGTCACGGCGAAGCCGATGATTTTGAGCAGCCCCTTGCCGCGCGTCGTGAACTTGAACTGGACCCCACGATAGCGGTGCTCGAACTTGCGCTCATACTGTCTTTGTAGCGGAACGTCGGGGAAGTTGTCGTCCGCGCCAGTGGCGTCGATCAGAAACTGCATGGCGGACAGGTATCTGCCACGCTCATCGAAGGCCTCGACTTGGAGTTCGCCGGTCCCTGTCGCCTGAAGGATGAAGGAGTAGGACTCCTTGATGTCGTTGATCGCGCCCTGCCAGAGGATCGGTGTGGTGACGACCATCTCGGGGCTGAACTCCGAGACATCCTCGACCTTGTCACGCTGCCAAATGCCACCTGGGGTTCCAATGAGGGTCTGACCGCCAAGGGTCGCGCCGCAGGTGGCGTTCAGGAAGTCACCTGATGACCACTTCGACTCTCCTCCCTGCACGGGTGAGAGCGAGAGCGTGAGGCGCTTGGTGATCCTATCTGAAACCGGGAAGAAGATATGGTATTGGCCTTCGTCCTGATCGTAGTAGGCGCTGATCGACTCTGGGTCGCGCACCGTGCGCAGCAGGTCGCGATAGATCAGGTCGATCTTGTTTGACATGGGGATGTTGTAGATCGTGACGCCGTTCGTTTCGGAACGCCGCATCGAGTGGACACCATCGCGAGAGCAGAACATGAGGTCGGCACCGGCCTGCACGATGGTGTTGTGCGAGATGGTGCCAACCTTGATGTTGGCCTTGTCGTCGATCTGCCACCGGGTGAAGTCGGGGTGGATGTTGTAGACGACAGTCTGGTCGTTAGTGAAGACGGCGAGGCGGCTGTTCTCGAAGACGCCAAGGCCTTTGATCTCGTCGGCTGTGCCGATGATGTTGGCCACGTCGATGTCAGCACCCTTGGTGACTTGGACGGCGGATGCGTCTTCGTCTGCGGTAAAGACCTTCTCGTTGTCGACGCGGCTGAAGTCGATGACTGTGCGCTTGCCGGGTGCTCCAGCGATTGCGAGGCGGCGCTGGATCGAGACGACGAAGGCGGGCCGGGGGTCACTGTTAGCGTTGATCTCCGTCCACTTGAAGCCGTCGTATTGATACATGGGGTAGTCGCGCGAGGCGAAGATCACCTTGTTGTTGTAGACCGTGGAGGTCACGACGGCTGCTCGTGGGAAGACTTCTTCGGCGAGATGGTTGCGCTCGGACTTGAGGGAGGTGCCACCGCCGTCGAGCTGCGCCCAGACCGCGAGGTCGCGCCCAAAGAAGTTGACGTGCTTGATGTATTTGTTGCCCTCGGTGCGGGGCTCCGCGCCGGGATCACGAACAAGTGAGCCACGCCAGTCGGCGTAGCCGTTCACAATGCCAATGAGGTGCTGCTTCTGCCCAGTGTCGAGAGCGCCAACGTCGCGCGAGGCGTCAATCCCCTGGAAGTCTTCATAGGGGTAGACCTTGATTTTGACGCCGGATGGGGCCTGAGTCGTCGACATGCGTTACCTCCGGGCGTCGTAGGCCTGAGTGCCACGGGGAGGCTGGCCCTTGTCGAAGGGGGACATCTCGATTTTGCCCGAGCCGTATTTGCGCTGATAGAGGATGCGGTTCATCATCTTGAAATACATCGGGCCATAGGCTTCGATCTTGCTCGACTGTTGTTGCACCGAGTAGTGGTAGAGCAGGCCGGAGACCATGATGTTGTCTGGGATCGCCCGCGTCTCCGAGGGGTGCGTGTAGTAGTCGATCTCGGGGTTCTCCCAGTAGGGATGCCCGCGCAGGTCTTCGATCACGAGGTTGGCGAACTCGATGAACATCATCATGACTTCGCCATCGACGGTGCCAGGGTGCATGTCGCCGTAGCGCCGCAGCGACTGGATCGTCAGGGTTTCCAGAGAAGCGTAAGGCTCGCTGAGATGCGGGTTGCTTGCCGAGTAGCGGTTGCGGTTCTTGCGTTTCTTCTCGGTCTCACGCCAAGTCGCGTCGACATTCTGGGCGATGTTGCCGTTGATCGTGGAGCGCAGATCAACAGCGCCAACGGCAGTTGCCCCCTCGCCCACGTCGTGGCGGGGTTCGTCGTTCGCGGGCGGCGAGCCCTTGATCTCAGAGTATGTGCGAGGGGGAGTTGCCATGGTGGATCACTTTTCCCGGATGATGCGGCCTTTGACGACGTGCTCGTGGAGAGCGAAGCGGTCGGCCAGGGCTTCGGGGACCGACCAGATCAGGTGTTCCTGGTTCTCGTCCCAGAAGGGTGAGATGCGCTCGCCAGCCACTGTGATGTCGAAGCGGGAGATTTCTTCATTGGCAGAGACGAAGTGGATGCGGCCATCACGCGATGCAGTCGACTTCGCGGCCTTCTCAGCCTTGGTTGCCTTGGCCGACTTGGCGAGCTTGGTGCGTTCTGCGTTGCGGTCGACAGGGGCTTCGGCAGCTTCGGCAGCGGATTCGGGCGCAGGTTCTGCCACGACATCAAGGGCTGCTTCAGG